AACCGGAATATTTTGAGAAAATTATGGAACTGAGCGAGAAAACCGGCGTTTCCTTCAATAAAATTGTGAATCAGTGTATTGAGTATGCCCTGAACAATATGGAAGAAAAGTAATTTACCGATACAAAAAAGACGCCGCCCAAAGGGTGTCTCACTAAGGGATTTTTTTCCTTGGAAAAATATCGGCATAGTTTGGAGAAATCCGGCTATGCCGATTTTTTCTGTGTATCGGGCAGGTCAACTGCGCCGATGAAGTTCCAATGGATGAGAATGGTCTGCTTTTTTGTGCGGATGCCCGGAATCTTCTCCGGCTTGAACACATCGATGCGCTCCACCAAGGTTCGGATGATTTCCGCATCCAATTCCTTGACCTCGGTGTGCTTTTTCACCTGCATGAGGAAGGAATCAATGTTGAGCCGCTGTACCTTGGCCTTGGAAATGATGTCCCGCAGTTCAAGCACTCTGGCTTCGAGGGTCTGCTGCTCCTGCTCGTAAGTGGCAGTCATTCTGGCAAAACGCTCATCGCTGATTTTACCATCGAGGTTGTCCTCGTAGAGCCGTTGGATGATTTCGTCCAGTTTGCGGATACGCTGCGTGGCTTGCTCCAGTTCCCGTGTGCTATCCCGCAACTGCCGATTGAGGTCTTTTTCATTCTTCCGGGTCAGCATTTCCACAAATTCCTGCTCGTGGTCACGGACGAATGCGAGCATACGATTTATCTCCATCAGCAGAATCTGCTCCACCTGCACATTGTGGATTTGGTGGGAGGTACATTTTCCTTTCTGCTTTCGGTAGGTGGCACATACGAAATGCTCCTGCTCGTGTGTCCATCCCCTTGCCCGGACTTGGTACAATTTCGCACCGCAGTCGGCGCAGAACAGCATTCCAGACAGGATAGGCATTTCGCCCATCGGCGTTTGTCTGCGTCTGCCATCACGGATTCGCTGCACAATTTCAAAGGTCTCTTGGTCAATAATGGCTTCGTGGGTGTTCTCAAAAATCACCCATTCGGACGGGTCGTTATTGACCTTTTTCTTTGATTTGTAGGATTTCTTCTGGGTCTTGAAGTTGACCGTGTGGCCCAGATACTCCATTTTCAGCAGAATATCCGCTACTGTGCGGGACTGCCAAGCGTAAATGTCCTCCGGCTCTCTGGCAGGGGTGTTGATGCCCATTCGGTGCAAGTGTACTGTGGGAACGGGTATCTGCTGCCGTGACAGCGCCTTGGCAATTTGGGATGGCCCCTTTCCAGCTACACACATTTTGAAGATGTCCCTAACCACAGCGGCTGCGACATCGTCCACGATCCAATGATGCTTATCGTCCGGGTCTTTCAAATACCCATAAGGAGGATTCGTGCATAGCGGCTTGCCGGACTCACCCTTGGCCTTGAACACCGCACGTATTTTCTTGCTCGTGTCCTTGGCATACCATTCGTTTATGATATTGAGGAACGGGGTAAAATCGCTGTCCTGTTGATTGGCGCTGTCCACACCATTGTTGATGGCGATAAACCGAACATCAGCGCCGGGCAAGGCTACCTCGGTATAATAGCCTACCTTGAGGTAGTCTCTGCCCAGTCTGCTCATGTCCTTGACAATGACTGTACCGACCCTGCCCTCGTCCACAAGGGCCATAAGGCGCTGCCAATCCGGTCTGTCGAAGTTAGTCCCGGAATATCCATCGTCAACGAAAAAGGATGTGTTTGTGAAGCCATTATCGTCAGCGTACTTCTGGAGGATAGCCTTTTGGTTAATAATAGAATTGCTATCCCCTTGAAGTTCATCGTCACGGGAGAGGCGGCAATATAGGGCTGTGATTTTATCCGTTGCAATAGTGGAAGACTGTCTATTCAATTTTTTCATTATAAGCTCCTTTCCGACAGTCTTCAAACGGTACTATATATTCCCGTACTATTGCGAAGAAGTCAAGGTTATTTGGTCATCTTATTTTTGAACTTTATGATAACGGCACGGCCTACCAAACAGGCGCTTATGCAGCCGCAGCCGTGGTGGTCGTCTCCTGTGTTTCATCGTTCAGTATCATCCTTTTTACTTTATCGTAAAGGCGCTCTCTGGCCCGATCACTCTCAACGGAGACCACGGTGAAAATCGTATCACCGACCTGCATTTCAGTGACCCGGTACGGCTTGTTCTTTGTGAGGCTGCTCACATCCATAGCTGTCTCCTTTCTGCCCCTATAGGGCGGGTAAAATCTTTGGTGCTTTCCAAAGCGGAAAACGGCGTGGGGCTTCGTGTGAATTTTCGCATAAGTTTTAAGGGGAATAGCCCCTGCAGGACGCTACCCACAGGGGCCTCCCGGTAAATTAGGCGGTCATCTCCATGACCTTAATGGCTTCGGGACGAATCAACTTGCCATCGAGCAGTTCGTATGCCAGATAGCCAATCTGGTCAGTTTCAAAGAAACGCTCACGGAGGGTGCGGATGGTCATATGACAGCGATCCACCACTCAGAAGTAGCTGAATTCGCCAAATGCGATAGGCTTGGCCCCGGCTGCGGCAAAAGGCATATACTCGGAAATAACGACCCTCTTACCCAGAATGGTATCGTTGGTGTGATTCCAGATGTAGTTGCCGCCGTCATCCTTGAGGGTGCGGAGCGCCAGAGCAGTCTCGCTATTCATCATCCACACTGCATTTTTGCGATATTCCTTCCCAAGGGAGAAGAACAGCTTGACCACATCCTCGTAGGTGATAGCAGAAACGGTTACACCGACCTCTGCACCGCCATCAGCTGCGAGAATACCCGTAGGCATATCCACGCCGGTGCCGTTGATGAAGGCATCTTCCTCTGCGTGAGCAAAATCCTTCACCAGACGGTCAGTGAAGTAAGCCTCGAAGCGGGGGTAGTTATCGTGCATGAAAGATGCGTCCATCTGCATCACCACTGCCAGTTTGTGGTCGCTCAAGCCGTAGGTGGTGAAATCGTTGATGGCATCATACGCAGGAATGGCACCGCCCGGAGCCACCCAAGTAGCAGAGTCGGTATTTACCTTGGCAAGAACAGTGGACGGGCCGTTGGGCGCATACACATGGGTGCCAAGCTGACGGAACAAACTCTCTTCGGACAGTTTCTTGTCGAATTTTGTCTCAGAGGTAGCGGGCATTACATAGGCCCCGGTGACCTTTTTGCCGAGGTCAAGGTAGGTTTCGTGACCCTCGTTGCCACGCATATAGTTCCAGAAGTGATTGTGGTACTCCGGCTGATTGGTCGGAATGAAAGTCTCGTTAGTGAAAGTCATAATATTTTCCTCCTTAAATTCTGTTGGTAGGGTGAACGGTCAAACCAATGGCATTGCAGTAATCCGCCAGATCGGCGCAGTCCATCTCAAAGGACAGCGTATGTGCGCCTTCGCAGAGCAGATAAGGGGCCTTGGTGATGCTGAGAGAAATGCTCTCCGGGGAGTACACGGTTGCTTTGCCGTGCTTGTTGATTTGTTTTTCGATGTGTTCCTTAGTCGTTTTCATAAGAAAAACCTCCATAATGTTTGAATTAGGGTATATTACCCCTTTGAATACGCGATTTTGTGCGTGAGACCCCACGCCCGTTGTCCGGGCAAAAAAGGTGTAGAGATTTGACCCGCCCCTCCACGGGTATGGGGCCACGCACTGTGAATTAGCCGTAAATGACGGCGGGCTTCAAGCTAAGATGATGCTTTTTGTAGAAAGCCATAAATTCATCGTAGGACTTGAACTCGCTTTCCGTATGACCACCACGCAGCATAATGCTGTACTGCTTGGAAATGGTCACAGGGGCACCGTCTGTGGTGTAGAGAGTGATGGAATCGTGCTTGCGGAAATGCTCCTGCAAGAATTCCTTGGAAACCTTGTTAGCCATAATGTTTTCCTCCTTAATCGTTGGTGCAGGAACTGCATACATAGAGTCCCAGCTTGGTTTCGTTGATGTCCCGGCTGATGCAGCGCATCGTTTTGCCGCAGAGCGGGCAGCGGACGCTGAATGCCGTGGCCGGGCGTTTGGTTTTGGCATAGAGCCTGTAGTGGTGAGGCACCAATTCCTCTAACCACAGTTCGCTCTGGGCCATGATGGACTTGCTCTCCGTTACCGGGAACATGGGCATTTTCTCTGTCCCCTCGGAGTCGCAGTCGATGAGCGGGTAATACTTGACTTCGGTCATGGCTTACACCGCCTGTCCGTCTGCATCGAAGAATTTTCCCTTGCAGAAGGCAAGCGCCTCCGCTTTCGTTCCGAAGAACACAGAGGAAAGGCCATACTGAACCTGCCAGATGTCCATGCTCTTGCTGCGGGATACCACTACGGGTGTATCCTTGGCGTTGTAGTTGTTGATGTGCGGCTCAATGCCGTAGAAAACTCGGTTTTTCATTGCTTTTGGCTCCTTTCGGTAGATTTTTGATATTGGCTCACAGGGCGCTATACAATCATAGGCACCACCTCCTTTCAGCCTTGGGGCAATGTGGCAAGTAATTATGGTTGATTTGAAGATTTATTTTTCTATATAAAAAACCTATAATCATCTGCCACATTGCCCCAAGCCGTGTGATTATGTCAGCGGCGGGATGTCGGTGATGAGCCGATATCCGATGAGCAGTGTGGTTTTCTCGCCACCCCTCTTGGGTCGCTTGCGGACTACCTCGGCAAAAGCCTGTAGTCCCTGTTTGAAGTTTTTCATTCCCTCCGGGTAAGTGCCGTTCTCTTGGCACCATTCCTTATACCGGGCATAGACCCGTGCGGTCATGACCTCGGCGGTATCGTCAGCCACAAGGCTGTCCTCAAAGAACAGCGCCATCTTATCGCTGTCGTGCTGATAGCGCTCTGTGGCCTCCTTCACGGATTTCGGAAGGAACAGACCCTCACTCTGGAGCATTCGGTATCCCTCAAGCAGCCAGTTGAGGATGGCACTCTGCACATCTTCCTCTGCAAAACGGCGCTTCAGCGTGGTGTCACGGGAGTGTTCATCAAAATGCCTGTCAAAAGGGATAATGATGATGCGGTCACTGGAGAACAGGGTCATATCGTTGATGACCGGGAGGAAGTTGGTGTTGACGTAGATTTTGAACTGCGGCTGAAAGTCGAAGCTGTTCTCGTGGAGGTAACGGGCATTTAGGGTATCGTTGCCCGTCATGGCTTTGACTTTGGCGGCATCAAGCACCATGCCCTTGCTTGGCTCGGCGATATTTACGAAACGTACTCCTGCCAGACGAGCTACATCCTCATTGGGCTGTGAGCCATTGGTGCTGTTTTTTATGGCAAGGGTCTCTGGGCGGGATGCACAGCCGTAATCTCCGAGTACCTTCAGTACGCTCTCGCAGAGGGTGCCTTTGCCGTTGCGGGTGGTGACTCCGTAGAGGATGGTCATACATTCGTGTCGGGTGTCCCCGGTAAGACCGTAGCCGAGGATTTTCTGCAGGAACTTTGCACGGTCAGCATCTCCGCTCATGATTTCGTCAATGTAGCTGGCGAAGCGCCCGGAGTAGGCTGTGGGGTCATATACCACAGGACTTTTCTTCGTGAGAAGGTCGGTGCTGCGATGTTCGGTGAACTCCCCGGTATCGATATGGAGGGTGCCGTTCTTGCAGTTGAAAATGTAGATATCCGCATCAAAACTGCCGTAGGAAATGGGATGATGCACTTGTGCGTCCTTGAGGATATTGACCCGGTTGGAATGGCTCTGCCAACGGCTGGCGTATTTCATATAGGACTTGCGCTTATCCTCATCCTTGATTTCAAGTGCGAAGGTGTACATGAGGTTTGCCAGATCCATGCAGTATTTCATAGCACGGAGGTTGCCTGTGTCCTTATTCCAGATGCCGTTCTCGTAGTAAAACCACATTTTTCTCTCCGGCACATAGCGCAGGCGGTCTTGGAAGAAGTCTGCGAAGATGTGTCCTGCGCCGATGTCGTTCCACGGGTACTTGGAGGAGTCCATTGGGTCAAGTTCCTTCAGCCGATCTACACCGAAGTCCTCGGCGGCGGAGCGTGGGATGATAGGCTTGTAATAGTCGGTCATACGAACCACCATCTTATTGATGACGGTGTTGCCGTAGGTGTCGGCCCCACGGAGGCTGTCCCACTTTTCACGCATCAAGCAGGACTGACGGAACAGCCTGTCCATCTGCGCCTTGTCACCGCTGCACCAGAATGCCAGAATGGAAACCAGTGCGGCATCCGCCTCGCTTTGGCTCTTGTACCCGGTGATGTCCCCGTTCCACAGGCGGGAGAACTTTTCTCCGTTCTTGGATGCGGCAGCTTTGCAGATGACCTCATCATCGCTGAGGTAACTTTCGCCGGGAGCAGCCACCGCGGGTGTAGGCGGTGTGGGACGGCGCATATAGGTATCGAGCAGCCATGTGAGCGCATCCGCCGTTTCGGTCACAGGGGCCTCGCTGATGGCATTCCCGGTGATGGTAAGGAAACGATTGGTGTGGCCGGGGATGTAGACTTCGATGTTGCCCTTTTTGATGTAGTAGGTCTGGGTATCGTAGACGAAGCCGCTCGGCAGCAGACAGAAGATGCGGATGCCTTCGCCGGAGGGACTGATTTCGATGTAGGTCACCTTGAAGCGGTCTACGATCTCCTGCGCCCACGGGAGCAGTTTGCCATCCACGATGCAGTGGTCGAGGTCGATACCCACAATCTTGTCGCTGACCCGGATGCCGATGCCGTCATAGCCTGTTGCGGATGCCGCAGTATCGAAGGCTACGAATGTGGTAGGGTCATCCACATTGGCTTTGCGTTTTGTGCCGGACATATACGGCACCTTGGTCTGGCTGCCGTCCCGCAGTTCGTATCTCCAGTTACAGAACTGGCCGTTGTCCTTTAGGTACTGCGGTATTTTTTCAAATTGAACTTGCACTGTGTGTGCCTCCTTTCAGTTAATTGCCCCTTACACTTCCAAATGGAAACGAGGAGTGCGTTTTGACGAAAATTACGGAAATTTTTTTGAGGAATTTTCTTCTCTTCACTTACTACCGAAAAATTCAACCCCCTCGGTACAAGCCGAAAAAGTCAACCCCCACTATCCACTGGACACGGAGACGGCGTTTCGGAAAAAGTCTCGGAGATTTTTTCTCCTTCCACTTTCCAATGGACACGAGATTGCCGTTTGGCCCATAAATCAGAGAATTTTTCTTCCTCTGTTTACTTGGGGAAAATGTCACCCCCCGGCGGATGTGGCTTCTGCTCCTTACACCACCAAATGGAAACGAGAAGTGCGTTTCGGAAAAAATCCCGGAAACTTTTTGAAGAATTTTTCTCTTCACTCACTACCGAGAAATTCAACCCCTCTGCCTATAAGCGAAAATCCCGCAGGAATCGAACCCCCTCTGTGGGAATTTTCCTTCCTATCTTTCTAAGGGGATTCCATTGGGCGTTTTCCGGGTATTGAGAAAAAACTTGAAATTTCCTCTCCTCACTACCCTTTGGAGATTGCGGGGCCGTTTTGACGAAGGTTTTGAAAAATTTTTCTCTTCACTTCACCACTGCGGAATAAATGCACCAATGGCCGAAAACTTTTGAAAATTCCCTCGTTTCATATCACTACCGAGGAATGAAAATGCATTTTTTCAAAGCCGAGACAAATTTTTCTTCCTCCAGTACAAGCCGGAAAAGTCAACCCTCTGCTTTACCACTGGAGACGGTTTGTGATTTTGAGCGGGAAAAAGGCAAAAAAAACAAGCCGAAGCACCTTAATGGCACTCCGGCAGATTGCGGATACATTATAATTAGAAGAAATGTTACAAAGTTTTTCTGGGTGGCTAATTGAAAATTTCACTTTTTCGTGATATAATAGATGGTATAGGACAAGGAGGTCGAAACATGGCTGTTAGTTATAAAAAGTTACTGCATATGCTGATTGATAAAGATATGACCATTGCCGACCTGCAGAAGCAGGCTGGCTACAGTGCAAATATTTCCACCCGTCTGCGAAACGATACCTATATTTCTTTGGAGTCCGTGGAGAAGATTTGCCGGGTCTTGAATTGCAAGATGGATGATATTATAGAATTTTTGCCGGAGGGCAAGAACGGAGGAAAAGATAATGCCTAACCTATCCCAAGTGAAGCGTGAGCGCATGATGGCGTTCTTGCAGAAAATCA